TTTTATACCTTTCATGCGTGCTCTAAATGATTTCCTCTGCTCTTTACTTGCAGTTCCTGACCTGAAATCAGGCATTCCCTTTGCTCCAAAATTTACCTGTTTATATCCTTTTTTATTGTTCGCGCGAACATACACGCTATATTTTTTACCTTTAACCTTACTCTTGAATGGTTTATTTAATACAGGTTTTCCATCAGCAGTTCGGGGCATTTATGATAACATTTATTTTTTTATCAAATGAGATTTATCTATCTTTTTTGCTTTACCTCCCATTACAGCTGAATATACTCTTGCGATTCCCCATTGAGTAGCACTTTTTACTTGTGGTCTTACTGATCCCGGATTTGACCTGAAAGCACCCTGACCTTTCTTTTTAATAGTATTTAACCCTGATAATTTATATCCTGTTAATCTACTAATCTCCGCCATAGAATGAGAAGCATCTTTTGGAAATCCATATTTCTTATTAAACTTTTGCTTGTAAGTAGGCATTTACCTATAAAATAGATAAAAAAAGATATCTTATAAAATTTAAGCATTAAAGACACTAAAACCACCTTGCGATAATCTTGCTAATCTTAAATATTCACAATATGTCCGGACAGTGTAAGGAGTATTACCTCCGCCAGTAGGATCAGGCATTTCCTGACCACTTCCAACAGCTCCGCCCATTTGGAGATGTAATTCTATACCACGAATACCTACACGACCACCTGTAAGACGAGTTCCCATCAATAAGAAATTACCTGATAGACCAACTGCTCCCGAAGATTGAACATGACCTTCAAATACATAATCAGTAGTTAGACCACGCTGAGCACGTGAATATTCTTCGCGAGTGACAAATGGAATACTTTCACTTTGAGTAAAGTGAGTGAAAAGTTCAGCTTCATTAGTAATAGATGTAGGGAATTCAAATCTATCATTATATCTTACATTATACCGAAGACCTCCCTGCTGTTGAGTAGCAGTAGCACGATCAGGTGCTGTCGCATTATATTTACCTAACAGAGATGATGATGTAATACTATCATTCGTGACAGTCGTAAGTATACGACTTACTTGACGATTCGCCATACCTAAATTCCTTACCTGACCTGTGGATAATTGAGCGACTGTGAGCGTAGATTTAGATAAACGATAATCAGGGAAAGCAAATTCTATCACCGGATTAGCATTACGATACCTCGACATTGCCTCATTTTCAGTATAGAAAATATAATCTGCACACATCTTTAATTCATTACGATCAATCTTATATTCTACTCCTCCTGCTACCCCATTCGGTACAAGAGCACGATCGGTAGTCCTCGCCCATACAAGTTCTATACTTAACTGCTGATCTATCATATATAATGGTAGAGAATGTGTTTTCAGGAAAGGGAAAAGATCACTAATATCAATAGAATACGTAGGGGATTGTTGTGGTTGTGCCTGATTCATTAGAGCAAAAGGTTTCACTAGACCAATTTTGGCTTCTACTCCCCCAGTATGCTGATAATTCCTACCATTATCAAGTAAATATCTAGACGATGTAGGATAAGAGAATACAGATGCCCCAGCAACTTCATCACGATATGCGAACTCATGATTAATCATACGACCGGTGACATACTGCTCACGTTCTTTATTATTTTCATTATCTATTTCTGTAGATTTAATAGCATGAAGATTGCTCCAATCAGATATTTCATTCAGTACCTGATTACCGACTACGAGGCGTGCTCGCTGGATCACAGAACCAATACCAATATTAGGAGGAACATATGCCCGACCATTCGTTAATGGGACTAGCGAAATAAAAATCTTACTTTGTGAATGTAAGAAACCTTTCTGCTGTAAATCAAACCGACAGAAACCTGTTCCTGTTGCGGTTGCTTCCTGCTGAACGACTGGTTCTAATAGATCTGTTTGGATCTCCTGTTCATAATTTACTGGGACTTGCGATAGACGGATAAGGTCTGGAACTACTGACATTTTATATATGTAGTAATATAAAAAAAGATATCTTAAAAATAAAAAAATTATGTTATAGTATAAACGAAGTAATCTACGATAATTATTCACTATCATAATCTAACTCACTATCAGTATCTGTATGGTAGTTAGGATCAGGTTCATAATCTTCATCACTATCATACTCTACTTCATATTCATATTCAGGATGTTCCATAAAGAATTTATTGATTAACCATCTGATATCAAGATTCTCCAACATTTATATCATTAGCAAGATTATTTTTTAAATTAAAATAATTTTTACATTTTTGTGAATTAAGATGCCTTGCTCTATGGCTCATATTATATCTCCCACCACATTCACATTCATAATAGACTTGATCATAGTTTTTCTTCTTTTCCAAGATATCTTTTTTATTGTTATTATAGAAATCTATTGCTTTGGTTTTTTTATCTTCTGGTGATACATAAGCATTTGCTTTATTACAGCAATCTATTATATCTATAAATTCTTGTTCTTTTTTTCGTAACTCTGAACATGATTCACAAGGATAATCTATTAATAAATCTATACTATATTCATTATTTAATATGATATCTTTACTCGCACAATTAATTAATGGGTGATATGCATCTCTTTCATGACCTCGTAATCTTTGTTTTAATGTTTGGATAGTTGATCCTACATATATATTATTATTAGTATGGTCAGTAATCTTATAGATTTTACCTTGTTGGAATTTATTCATTTTATAATCTTATAATCAAAAAAAAGATGTCATTTAAACGCACTACGTGATTAACTGAATGTTAGATGTGTCCCAACTTAATACTGCTTTTGCTTTAAAGAAAAGGAAGACTGATTGTGGATTATCAGTAGTTAAATCACTTTCGAGAGAACATCCCCATTGCTGAGTAGAGAAGTCCTGACCTTTATTGAACTGACTATACCGCATACCGAGACCGAACAGAGCACCTCCTTCGGGAAGAGTTTTATAATCAGGGGTGATGACTCCCTTACCATCAAATCCAGCGTCCATACTATAATTTCTATTAAGATTTCTATTAGAGAGAGATGTTCTATCTAACATATATTCAGGGATAATAGCTTCGGCGAATTGTTTCGCTAATTGAGAATCACTGATATTAAATAATTTACCATTTGCTCCCGCAATATTATTATTGAGAGGGAAGCGAGTAGAGGAATTACCAGTCATATCAAAATCAACAGGATATTTTTGACCACCTCGTAAGAATTGAATTCTATTAAAAGCACACATAGGTTCAGTAACATCATCATTACTAGGATATACAGTCGCTAATCCATTCTCTACGAGTGTATTAATATTTTTAGATGGAGTGAAAGTCATGAATACTGATTGTAGATTACGTAGTCCAAGATTGTATTGTAATTGAGCGTTAGATGTATTGATAGATGTGTAGAGAGATGAGATAGTATTAAATTCTAATGCTCCCGAAGATTGAGACATCATTTGAGACATCTGGTCAACAGGGATATCAAATACTTCACAAGTTAGAGAGAGATTTTTGAGTTCATAATGCATGTCTCCTGTTGCTCCCGGAGGAACAGCAGCAATAAGACCACTATCACTAAATAAGCAATTACTATCAGGGGATAGGTGAATTTCTATCTGGATCCCGCCAAAACTATTTTCTAATAGATTTATACTATTACCTGACATCATGAAACCTGATGGGAGGTGACAACTGAACTTTTTAGGGATATTCTGTGCTTGTGCCGTAGTAGAAGAGGCGACTACATTTTGATACATAGCTTCGGGATTAGGTTGGATAAGGCATGTTTCATTTAAATGACCAACCATATCTTGTACCGATGAGGTGACTCCTAGATAGGAAGATAAATATCTGTTATAATGCCTGATGTGTTCGCAAATCTGTTTAGATTTATTATGGCGAATTACTAACTGATCCCACATAGCAAAGATACCTAAACGATTATCCATCATTACACGAGGTGCTACATCATCACTAAAAGCAGGAGTAGAACCACCAGCAAGTAAATCTTTAAAAACAGATAACTCACCATTAATACGGATAGAG